ACTGAGTCGGTTCTTGATTACCGGCATCTGGATTTACCGGATTGACATTTACAGCGTCTGCCATAAGTTTAGCAAACTCTGCTCTAACTTTCATATCTTCAGCAATTGAAACTCTTGCCTCATCATCAGTTTGGTAAGCAAGACCTGATCTTTTTGCGACAACTCTGCTTTCTTCCCAAGAAAGAAGTGGATAATCCGAATTTCCAGTTTCGTTAATTTGCCGCAATTCTTCAGCAGTCAACGATGTCAAATCAAAGTTTTTGTTTACTTTAAATTCAATTTGACTTTCGTCAGCACCAACAAATTTTGCAGCAAAACGTAAAGACTCTATAACCGCTTCTTCTACGTTTTGAGCAATGCTTGTCAAAATGCTTGTGTCACCCGCTGCTTCGATTTCAATTTCTTTTTCTTTTCGCTCAACTCCTGATTTCCTTTCAACTAACTTTGCGCCCACAGAAATCATTTGTTGTTCTTTTTGATCCATTCCTTCTTTGGCAAGAGAGTTAGGAGTTGCTTGAAGTAAACTTGCCGACGAATCGGGAGGTCCAGGAATAACACCTCTCGCTCCAAGTCGCAAAGTTCCTTTCCAAACATCTTTAACCCAATCTTCTGTGACACCAGAAATAAACAATGTTGGTTGACCTATAAAATACAAACTTTCTTCGTAGTCAGCACTGTTTCGGTAATGAGCAATATTTAAAACTGACATCGTGTAAAGTGGAGGACGATCAATGTAAGGATCGTTGTTTTCAGAACCAATAAAAGTAAACGGTATTCTTCCGAACTCGTTTCCTTCTACGTCACAGATAGTGTAAACACGCTCTCTGTCCATGCCTCGATGGTCAGCGTCATAAACAAAAATACTTACTCTGACACAACCATCGTCAAGAAGTTCTAACGCTCTAAATTGTTCGTACTTACTAACCTTAAACGAACCTTCATCTCGTCGCTCAAAAACCTCTTTAAGAACAACCATTGTTAAAACGGTTTCGTTTCCAATGACCCTTGTTTCCCAATTGATAATATCTTGTGGCTTGTAAAACCGAATCGTAGGTCTAACTCTGCCTTCCATGATGTCGCCCCTAGACACCATGCCTTCGGTCGTTGGATAGTCGGTTAACATTCCACCTCGACCGTATGGCAATACATAACTGCAAGCCTCTTTGGTCAATTGAATAATGTTTAAACCTTCTCCGTTTGCATTTTCCTCAATCGGACCAAGTAGCTCAGGCAATTCAATTTCAGGAGGTCGCAAAAATATTTGACCAACCAAAGCATCGCAAGTTCGAGCAGTTACATTGTAAAAAATTGCTCGCTTGATGTAATCTTCATAGCGACTTTGGTTTGCAGCACTTGTGTCAGTTGGATTTGGCTTAGGTAAATATGTGGTCTTTTTTTCTTTGACTGCATACTCGCCATCCAAACAGTCCTCAATCATTTCATAACGAGGTAAAATGTCTATTAATTCTTGCCGAACATGATCCACGTTGTGTTGAATTGCCATGTTAACCTCTCCAGTCTGTTTGAACTTTTGTAGCGTACCGATTTGAAGCGGCTAAAATCCTATACCTAACAACGTCCCACAAATGATCTTCCGAATCAGTATCAACGTCATCCGGTTTGTCAGGATCACGCGGAAGCGAAGGCAATGTTTTTAAGCAAGACTTACAATTCCGCATAAAATAAATTCCAGGTCTTTCTTTTTGCTGAGAAGCTCGCAAACGATCTCGCATTAATTGCAAACCATTAATTCTTGAACCAGGTGATTTGTCAGACTTAGTCCAGCCAATTCCTTCATCCAGAAACTGAGTTTCGATTGTGTCAACATCGTCAAGCATGACATTTCTGATCTGATTATCAGCAGGTCCAGTTCGTATTCTTCCTTGCACCCACAATTCTGATTTTAATTGAGACTCAATGTCTTTTATTCGTTTTGCAATCATATTCACAGGTAGCCGCAGACCTTCGTTTGAGCCTACCTTTACGGTTCCGTAGTCCTCAGCTATGGCAATTAAAGTTCCAGCCGGAGGACACCAAATACGACCGTCCAGCAGGTTAACTTCCTCTCCGTTAGCCTCTGCCCACCAAATAGTCGCAAATGGGTGACTTGAACCCCAGTCAAACGATCTGTCAACTCTCCAATCTTTTGGAATCATAAATCTTTCAACCACATGGATATTGTCTCTCCACAGATCGTCGATTGCACCACCTGCATTGACTGACCAGTCTCCGTGCATCCATGCCGCTTTCAAGTTGGGATCACGCTCGCAGGCAGCAATGATGTTAGCTCGATACTTGTGGGGAATATAAGGGTTTTCAAAAAAGTTGCCAAATATTCTAACCTGAGTTCTCGTCACAATAATTTTTTCCCCAGTGACGAAATTTTCCATCTCAGTTGTTTTTTTGACCAAATGCCCTGGAGGTGCTGGATCAACAAATTCTTCTTTGCACCAGTTGTGACCAGGGCCGTTTGGATTGGTTGTTACAAATACTTCTAATGGGATTGGGGGTAATGCCTTTTCATCTGGTGTATCATAAACGAGCTTTGTGCCTTTTTTGACTTTGGGAGTGTCTTTAACCGGATCGAATGAACATCGATTGACTGACATAAATTTGTCGTAAAGACCTCTGGTCGGATACTTGGTGATTTCATTCCAACCGATAAACGGGTATTCGTGACCATGAAATCCATTGTAATCCTCAATCTTTTTGACATGCCGGAACAGCAATTCTTCGCCTGTTTTCCATACCCATTTGTAATCACCTTTTGAGTATTTAAAAACTGCTCCGTCTTTAAACTTTGGAAACTCACGGGTAGTTTGAGCAACAAGATCGCTAAGGTTGTCATGCTCACGGTCGAAGATTACTCCTCTCCAATATTTACCATAACCTAAACCAACTCTTGCACGAAATCGCATGCACTGAGTAATGGTTTTCCCTGGACCTCTAGCACCATCAAAAAACACAATGTCAGCAGGCGCGCAAAGTGCCAACTCTTGACTCGAATTCGGTATTGGTTCCCAAACAACATCAATCTTCGGATTCGACATTTTCGCCACCATCCGATTCTAATATTTTTGATGTGATATTGCTTTGATGCTCAATTGCTTTTGACTCCCAATCTTCGGCAGATTCAGGCATCGGAACTCGCATCACATGCAAAACATTTTGTGTGTTGTTGTTTACGGTAAGACCAGGCTTTTCGATAAAGCCCATGTAGTCACCGTAGATTTTCATTAGTTTCGCAACGTCCTCAGCCTTTTGTGCGTTCTGTGCTTTTTCCCAAAGTAATCTTGCTGCTTCTTCGCGAGACGGCAAAAATTCTCTTGCACCATGCTTTTCAACTAATTCTTTTTGTGCCTTTAAAACATCAGCATCGTTAGGCCAAGTGGTAGCAATTTGCATAATCCGACTTTGCTCAATTCCAATTGATTGAGCAGCAGCAAACGCATTGTTGGGATCACGCAACAAAGCATCGGCAAATCTTATTTTTAGTTCGGATTCGTTGTTCATCTGCGAGCTATAAAAATAATGAAATCGTAAACATTAATTGAATCGCCACTTGATGATGTGTCAAAATAAATCTTTGCACCGTTATCAACGAAATCTTGCAAAACCCAAACAGGAAATGCGATTGAGACATTGTTAACACCAGACCTAGAAAGACTGATCAATCGATCAATAATAACAACAGGACTTCCGTTTCCAACATCAATAATTAAATCGGCTGAATCACTAGGCGATCCTGGATCAGCTTTAAATTCAATCAAAATGTCGTAAACATCTCCAACTTTTTGAGCAATGATTTTGTCAGATGCCCACAGATTCTGCATGCTTGTCGGAAGATAATCTGTGTTGGTCAATGATCCAGCACCGTCATTTGTCAATTGCACTTTAGTGTTATTAACAGTTAACGGTGATCCAGAAGTGTAAGTTGAATCGTAATACACTGCCCAACCAGAATCTGTCAAAGCAGTTGAATTTTGATCGCTTATTCCAAATCCGCTTGACCCTGGAAGTATGTCCCAATCAGCAGATTTTTCATATTTTTGAATCTTAAGATCAAGATTGTAAACGTGGTCATCAAAAGAATCGCCACCAGTCCCAATTTTCAAATAACCTTCGTAAACACTGCTCGAAACAAAATGATTTGTTATCTTGACGTACTCCATCGCAACAGCAGTTCGATTGGTTGCAGTAACAGTGACCGTGGATGCCGGAGGTGCGCCACCACTACCAGTTGAAAGCAATAGGACATCGTAATTGTACCAACCTGTCTGTGCAGTGCTTCTTACAACTTCGTATTCGTAATAACTTGTTGAGTCAGTTGAATCAGCCACTTTGACAACACTACCTGGAACAATCAAAGCTAAATCACTTGCCCTGTCGGTCGAAGTTGCATCGTTGTTACTTATTCGCAACTTGGATTGCAATCCGTTGTTTGTCAGATTTGTACTTGTTGGATCAACATCGTTATTGGAAATAGCAACTCGATTCCAGTTGTGGTTAAAACTTGTTGTTCCACTTTTTTTGCTAGATATTAAATAAAAAGTGTAATCGCCACCCTCAAGCAAAGTTTTGTATTTTGGAATTGTGTGCCAACCAACGGCAGTTACATAATTGCCATTGAATCCATCAAGTATTTCAATGCTGTTGTCTGAATTGTTAAGTATGACCAATCGATACATTGCATCAGACGAAACATCTGGAATCCAAACTCGTATTTCAGAAATCTCGTAAACACCTGTGTAATTCCTCACTCTGATGCCAGTGTAAATGTATGGCTGGGCAGTCAGGTTGGTGAAAGATGGTGAGTCTGAAACCAAGAAGTCAGAATCCGAAATTGGCAATGGAACCGGACTGTCTGTTGTGTTTGTATTCGCAACTGCAAGAATCGAACCGTTTTGACCAGCAGTGACCATTTGTTGGTCAGTGTAAGTTTGCTGAGTCCACGAACCTTGAAAGTCAACGCGAGCAAGTAAGTTGCTCATCATCGCTGCTTGGTCAGCAGACTGCATGAATGTGTCAACTGCACTCGATACTGTTATGTCTGCCATTAGAGTCCTACGTTCCAATTGTAAACAACGCTCGTAACAGTAGCTGTTGTTGAGTCAGTTAGTTTGATTGAAAAACTTCCGTTTGTACCACTTTGGGTTGGAGTACCGCTAATAACTCCAGTGCTTGTATTTAAGGAAAGTCCTGTCGGCAATGCACCAGTTTCCACAACAAAGGTTAACGGGTTGGTTTGACCTGACATCGCAGGACTAACACTAACCGAAGAAGATATGCTTAACGATGCCCATGAATGAGAATACGACAAAGTCAAAGTTGCCACAGAAAGTTTCTTTTTCATAAAAACTGTCAATGGACCGGAACGAATTGTTCCCTTTTTTTGATTGACGTATTGAAGCGTCCGAGATGTGAATTTAGCCATTAACTTCTATCTCCTGGCGTTGTGACATCATCAATAACTTCTACCGTTCCGTACAATGGAGTACCGAACGAAGTTGTAGTGTATTCAATTTCAACATCCCAATAGTATTCATCGCCAACTTCTGTTTTTTGCAGCAAAAGGCTTTGCGCACTTGTGATTACAGGTGCTGCCATTTGACCAGCACCCGTTCCTGTTGATTGAAAAATTACATTTCCGTCAATTTGATCTTTGATTGTAAACCTGAAATCTAAACCATCAATGTCTCTACCGATGTCCCAAGACTTTGCAGGCCAAGAAACGCTATCGTAAGCATCGCCACGAATGATTGTAATTTTTCTTGGATTTGCCATATCAGGATCAGTAAAGACTTGAGTTGTTGTTGAAAGTTTCGCAAGAATTTCGTTCTGCTTGGCAAGTGTCGAATCTGCTTTAAACGCATCTTCTCGATTTGCATCAGTAAAGTATGTGTAAATTGTAGCAGCATCGTCACCACCACTTGCGTTGATAAATTCAGCACCTTGAGCCACTTCAGTATCAGTTCCGGTGAACTTCACTTCATAGCCAGCAACACCAACACTGCCCACAAATACTACACAACGATATGTACCACTTAAGGCTGAAACCTCAGAAAAAGTAGACTTGTAAAGACCACTTCCTGATGGGCTATCTGCAACTGCCGATCCTGTAAATAAAACTGCGTCACCTCCCAATCCAAATAGCTTGGGAGTGCATGTTTGCGAAGGCGCTGCTGAAAATTGCAAATATTGTGTTGACATTGCTTAACCCTTATTCACTGTCGTGATGAACTTCTTCTGGAGCAGCAGGGAGCGCAGCAAGTGCAGCAGTTCTTTCTGCTTCGCCACCCTCAAGCCATCTCGAATCTAACTCGTCATCAGCCGCTTGCTTGCTTGCTTGCTGCTCGATGTAGTTTTTGTGAGCGCGGTCAAGAGTATTTCCCAATACTGTCAAATAACTTGCCTTGAGGCTTGCCCAAGGGGTTACCGGCAAAGGATCAATCGGAGGTTCTGCCGCTGCTCTTTTTTCGTTTTCCGAATCAACGATAAATTTTGCAGCAAGCTCGCCATGAGTTCCTTCATCAAGATCAACAACGGTTGCCGTAAATACTGCGTGACTCATTCGTCACCTCCTTCTATTTGCTCTTTAGGTAAAGTTCTAATTAACAATTCACGCTTTTGCATCAATTCATTGAACTGCTTTACAGCAGGCAATTGAGCCAATGTTTCCATCTGAATCCCAATGACTGTGATTCCCTGTTTTGTTTCTTGTAGTTCTTTTTCGCTCATCTAAAATTCCTTGTAAAGTTTTGAAAATCTAACTCTTTAATCATCAACCCAGTTTACTTTTTATTTCTTGTATCTGGTTGCTTAATTCTTTTATAGCACCAATTATTAATGGCGCAAACTTCTCATATTGCAAAGTTTTGTAATCTTTGTGACTTCCAACCAATTCAGGTTGTATTTCTTCTATATCCTGAGCAATAAAGCCAATGTCCTTACCTTTGTTGGAATGAACATCTTCAAACCCTTCTTTCCAATCAAATTCAACAGGAAGCATTTTTGAAACTTTTCCCAAAGAATTCTCTATCTCTTTTACGTTTTCTTTAAGCCTAGCATCTGACGGACCAACACCACCGGCAGCAAGATCGATAGTTCCTGCGCCCACAGTTATTGTCACTGAAGAATCGGACGAAGTTAAAAGGGCATTGTCCCATTTGCTGCTAACAGCATCGTAAATTAGAAGGTTGCCGTTTGCTGGACTACTTACATTAGTGTCAGTCAGTCCAGACAGTGTTGACGATCCACTTGGCAAACCCGTCAACCCGCTTCCGTCACCTACAAATGCAGTTGCGGTACATGTTCCGTCTTTCTTAACTCGGAACTTTTGAACGCCGCTAACCTTGAGGTTTAGCAAGTTTGAGTTTGCGTCACTTGCTGTGTCGGTAATGTTCGCGTCGAACCCTTGGAATACCGTTGCCGCACTATTCCACGTTCTGTTAATTGTAAAACTGGTGTTTGTTTGTACGGCTAAGTTAAATTGAGCCAGAGACTTGTTCATGTACCCGCGTGAATTGCCACCAAAGTACCAGCTAATCTGACCGTTGTAATCAACGTCGAATTTAAAACCTTCATTGCCTGCTGCCGACAACTGCGAAGTCTCAAATACAAATCCTCCACCGGCAGTTGTTCCAAGAGAATTAACTTTGAATTTGTAGTTGTCGGTATCTGGTTCAATCGACAAATAACCATAGTTGCTATCGTCAACAAAGCTACCGCGAACCTTTGCAGCACCTTGCCAAACCTCTGTCCAGATTCCGTTGTACGCTCCGTTGTAATACGAATTGTCAGAGTAGGGCTTAAAGTTCAGGTTAAGTCGGTGGAGACTACCGCTTAACTGCCAAACTGCTCTTAGCCCGTTCCCTAATTCGAGTCGTGCTGTGTTGTTGTTTACTGCGAGCCAAGAGTGTGCTGTGCCTGATGCGTTGTAGTTTGTTCGTAGCCCAACCCACCCAGTCGAGAGAGTTCCGACAGAATTCTTGTCGATCCAAAATGAATCGGTTGGCGAAGTGATCGGAGTCGTTGTTACATCGCCGGAATTGCCTGCTCCGTCATCGTAGCTGGATAACTTAATTGTCCCGCTGAAGTCACCATCTACACTGTATACGTTAGACCAGCGACTGACGAAAGTGCCGCAGTTGATAGTACCATTAGTGATCGGAGTGAACTGTCTATTTACGGACATCGATGAGCCAGTCACGACAAGTGCGGCTGAGGATGCCACAAGCTCAACAGCATTAGTCTTTACATTGAGACCTGCTGCTCGGTTACCTGCTCGAATGTAGAGGTTGCGATTAGCACCTGTACCAGTTTGCTTAGGCTCGATGTAGTAAGTGTTGGTGTCCCAAGCAATATTGAGAAATTCTGTGTCATTGTCAGATTCAGTGCCTAATCCATAGTGGCGAATAGACCCGCCGACTTCGCTGACTAGGTTGCCAGTGTATGAACCGTCTACTGACCAAGTGTTAGACCATCTTAAATATGAAGCACCTAGATCGAAGCCGTTGTCTACTTGAGGTTCGAGGTCTCTCCAAACCCTGATAGGAGCCGATGTTCCAACTCCTACACGAATGTATGAATAGCCTGCTTCATTCTCAAGTCGGGTTGTTAAAACTCGACCACTGAAGTCACCATCTACTGAGTAAGTAGTCGCCCATCGTTTGGTAGTGCTGCCAAGGTCTACGTTGCTACTAAATGCCTCAAATACTCCATCGCCAACATCGAGAATAGTTCCGTTATTGAACGAATATATGTAGGTAGATGCTGTACCGCTTGCTCTAAGTAGGTTCTTTGTGTTTGCGGTTAGTGTGACTAATCCAAAAGCCTCAAGCTTTAAAGAACTTGACCCTGAAACCAATCTTAGCTCTCTGCCAACTCCTGTTCCAGTGGCTTTAGGCTCAATCAAAGCTACGTTAGTATTAAAGCTAGTTTCGAGATACTCAGTATCAGCATCACCTTCTGTTCCGAGGTTGTATAGCTTATAAGACCCGCCGACTTCTACGTCTACATTAGACCAGCTAGATGTCCCACCACGTAGGATTGATATAGCTTTGGTAGTATCGTCACAAGAGTAGATGTCTTCATTTCCAGACGTTCCATTGAACGAGAATTTGAAACCTGTGGTATCTTTTTCAAACCTGTACCAGTTTGCTGATAATGCAGGGGCAGAGATTAGAAACCATGACTCGAAGGCACTAGCAAGAGTTGTCTTGTTAATGTTTCCAGCACTATACCCGTAACCAACTCCAGAATCAGCACCAAGTCGGAGGGCTTTATTTGTTCGGAGAGCATAACCACTTGTGTTGTTGCTCTGAATGGTGTGATAGAAGTTGTTTAAGCCCCATTGGTTCCTAAAGAACTCAACACCTTGGTTGTTCATGCTGAATAGATTGCCAGCAGAGTCGATAGTATCTGCTTTTACAGTACCACTGAAGTCACCATCTACTGAGTAGACATCAGACCATCGTTTCGCAGTCGTACCGATAGCACGAGCTTCGGTTACTGATGGTGTTATTGGTACGTTAAATGAACAATCAGAAGTCTTAAAAGTTGCAATCTGCGTTCCTGAACGACCGAAAATTATGCCACCAGTGGGGTAGAATGATATGTAGTCAAGGAAAGCACCAGTTAATACGAAACTACGATTCGCCCCAGTGCCGGTTCGTTTAGCTGTTATATTATGCGAAGTTCCGGTCGACTCTATTTCAAGATACTCGGTGTTTGTCGTGTTCGTGTGGCTATCACCTAAGTTAAATAACTTAAACGATCCACCTGTCTCGACGTTTAGGTTGCCAGTGAATGAGCCATCTTGTGAGTAGACGTTACCCCATCTGCGAGGGGATGCTCCTAGTGTAGTTGCGGCTGCTGTTGAACTAGGTTGGATGCTTTGGTAGGCGTATGTGATACCATTGTTAGCAATCTGAAGTTTAGCAGCCCCGTTGATTTGAAAGTTAATGTTTGTTGCAGTATTGATAGTGTCTGTAGTTAGCGTTCCACTAATGTCAGCATCTACTGAGAAAGTATTTCGCCACCTATGGGTAAGCGATCCATTGTCCCTTGTGTCATTATGACTTGGCCTAAGCAGACCATAAATTTGCACAGAACTGGAATCTACATTCAGCATTCTGTTAGTGCCGTCATACAGTGCCACCCTCGCACCTTTAAGGGAGAGTTCGGCATTCGTCATGCCAGATTGGATGACCAAATCCCTTTGTCCACCAGTTCCAGTAGTTTTATTAGCTATGGTAGCTGTGTTGGTATCCCATGAAATATCAAGATACTCAGTGTTTGCATCGCCCGTTTCTCCAAGATTAAACAAAGAGAAATTTGTTTTTACGTCAAGGTTTACAAAGTAACCTGTCACCCACCTTCTGTTTGTTGCACCAAAATCAATGGTTTCGTCGTAGCGTGGTTTAAAGACTTGGTAAGGCTCGAATCCATTGCTGCCCCAACGCAATACATTAGATGAACCGTTAGCATTGGTCAGATAGCCATAGTTCGCATCGAACTTGATTCCTTCATCACCTAAGCTGTTTTGTATTTGGTCAACAGCCAGCGTTTGGGTAAAAGTGTTATCGCCCGTCCAAGTGTTATCGCTATCGAGCAAGCCATAATCGGAGGGATCAATCCCAATTGCTGCCTGTGCCGCTGCCTGGTCTGCGGCTTGTATTAAGTCACGACCTGTTGCACCAGAATCAAAAATTGCTGTTGCTGGAAAAGCAGTCGTTGCCATCTTATTCCCCGAACTTTGCTAGACATGCGATCATTCGATCACACAGTGAATCTATTTTTTGAGTGCGTTGCTGACTTTCATCTCGCCAGATAGCTCGCTCGTCTTTGTGTTCGTCATGAAGCATTCGGATTGTTTCGTCATGCTTACTTGCAATCTCATCAAATCGATGAATTACTTTTGAGCCGAGTTGATATAAGACAAAAAACAAAATGATAATTGTGCCAATCGCGATACCATAATCAAAAGGATTTGTTATCGATTTGACTGTAACGGGATCGGCAGCAATTTGTGCCAAAACAGTAGGAATCATTTCACTATGTACCTTCGCGCAGCTTGGTTGTATTTAATCTGCGGTCGCAGATCATCCATTTTGCTGATTGGCGAAGTAATAGGCTTGTCGGTTATCCATCTAAGAGCAATACCCAGGAAACCATTGACCGCAAGTATCGCTGAGATGTATTCGCTGTCCACCATCAATTCTGACATAATCAATGTGATGGATGCCAAAATCTGGAAAATACCTACCCAAACCGTTTTCGAAGTATACCATTTTTTCATTTATGCACCAACTATAACGCGAGCAGCACACGCACCGTCAGGAATAGCTCTATTCCCCTCCAAAACGGCAGTTCCCTGCTCTCCCCATGAATCTGTCCATGAATTCAAGATTCTAACCCCAAATTTGCCTGGAGAAGTCTCAACTAAATCCATTCCGGCAACTGAATGACCCCACCAATTGTAGTCGCAAACCACAGGAATGCGACTTAAAAGGCATGTTGCGACCTGATCAAACGACAATTCTCGGTCATATGCGTTTAAATCCAAGTCCATCCAACCTTCGGTAATTCGATATTTTTTGGCGTTTTCCCATGTTTCGTCGATGTCGTAAGACCGAGACATTGACATTTGAGGCCAATACTTTTCTTCTGGAATCCCATTATCAGACATGAATTCCATCGACAACGCTCCCCAAGCACCTCGATCACGAAAGTTGTAAATCTTGCAGGCAACCGCATGTGGGCTAAGTCTTTTGTAGGGCATGTTTGCCGCTGCGCGTAACAACATCACACAAGCAGCAGTTGAGTAAGCCCAACAAAACCCCTGACCATTTTGATCGAGGGATTTCATTGGACTACCACCGTCTGCCCGATTCCTAATGTCTGACAAACGACTCTTGGATGCTTCCATATCCTTAATTCGTTCCGACCATTCCGATCTGGGAATTGTTGGAATCTCCATTGACCAGGGAGTCGAACTTGAATAACAACCAACAAACGCTTCGCGATAGTCTCTTTGAACAAGACCGCGAGTGTGGTTGAAACAGGAGATCGGAGTTGTGTCATCAGAAATTATAAAATCAGCCATTAGTATTTATCCACCAATTTGATTAATTCGTCAGTAGTTTTAGGAAGTGGACCTTCGTAACCAGTTTTGCCATTAGAAATAATTATCCAAGGCAAACTTTCCATAGGTCGTTTCAATGTTTTGCACCACACCAAATCGCAGTTCTCTGGGAACTCGGTGTCAGGGTCCATGACTCGCCACTCAGGTACGCCTGTCGGTCCAGTAACGCATCTTCGATTCAAGTACATGCTAACTTTTTCAGAAAACAAAACATCGACTTGTTTTCTGTCGTATGTCGGCAGTTTCGAACTCTCGACAACCATCATGACTCGCAATCCTGGCAAATCAATTGGCGGTTTGTTTTCCGGTTCAACGTCTGGTATTTCAACTTTGTCCACAACAATTCGTTTGGAATCAAAAATGTTTTTCTCGAAGTCAACAACGCGAACTTCGATCCAAAGTTTTTGAGCATTAGGTATCAACCAGCGATTCTTTCCAGCACTTGGCAACTCGACTGGATTTCTTTCGATGTCGTCTGCATAAACAGAGACATTGGCAGCATCGGTTTTGACGGACAAAATTTTGACAACCTGATCTGATATTTCAGATGACTCGCCTTCGTCTTTGACCTCACCGATCAATGATTTGTTTTCATCAAAGATTTTGGTCTTTGTGACCATTTGATTTGTAACTTTGATGCTGCCATCAAGTGTTTTTACATCAAATGTTTGTGCGTTTAGTTGTGCGCAAAAAAGAAGGCACATTGCTGTGCCGAGAAGTTTAAAGTTCATGGTTACTTTCTTTTGGTTTTGGATTTTTTCTTCGGCTTGGCTTTTGCCTTTGCCTTGGGCTTTGACTTAGGCATCGTTCCATATTTTGCCACTTAGATCACCTCCTAAAGAATAAAAGTCGTCGGAGAAGTCCTTGACGTTCCCCTCGTTTTGCCATTGAGCAGTCGAAGTAAGCACCGACCGCAGTGGCAACGCATCCCCAATTCATGAATCCAACTCTACGACGACGAAGCATTTCCCTTGCTCCACCGTCGTAGATTTCGCGTGTTGTTGTCACAGTTTCATAAGTGCGAGTCACAGGCACTTCGACTTCTGTGGGAACCATTTTGATTGCTTTGACCATTTCTGTAACTTGGTATCTCTCCACTTTTGGAGCAGACACAAACTTTGAGCGAACTGTACGAAAGGAATTACAGTCCACACAATCTTGTGCTTTTCCCAAGCTCGCTAGGCACAGGACGGTCAACAAAATGGCTGATAAACAAACGCGAGGATTCATTTGATTCTCTCAAAAAGATGATTTGGAACACTAGCAGTGATATTGACAAAATATCGATTGCACCTGGAATGTCAAGTCAATAAAAAAATCGAGCCGCCAACGAGACGACCCGACCTTAACCCAAGAAAGCACATTTTAAAGATAATCGATTAATCTTCGTGATCAAGAGAAACTCGAAAAACTCTAGCACCTTCGCCAGCAGGATCATCCGCGCCGACACGCCGACAAATGAATTTTTTAGTCTGAACAGTCTTCAATTCATAGGTTTGGTACTTTTCGTAGACCAATTTGCCTTTTTCCTTTAGTTTTTCGCCGTTTTCGTCCAAAACTATGCGTTTTTTGGTCACTTTGACCATTTCTTGCGGTTCCACAGGCATTTTTGACTGAGTGTTTGCCGCAGTCAGAAACCTAGCAACTGCTTTCCAAGGTTCGGGCTGATCTTCAATTGTGGGAAGATGAAACGATTGACCAATTTCAAGTTCATTGAACGGGTATCGAGGTTTCTTTTTTGATTTTGGAGCAACCCGTTTCATTTTTGGAACAGGAACATCGGTGTCAATTTGAATTTCAGGTGGTTGAGCCAAAAGTGGTAGTAAATGGACCTTAACAGGTGCGTTTGGTTGGACGGGAGGCAGTGGGAGTTCGGGTTTCATCATTTGATCCAGTCTTTTTTGTCCGGCTTCGGTAAGGTTTACCAAAACCGCATTTGGGTTGATCGGTGAAACCTGAGCTACGTCAGGTTTGATTAAACCCATTTCGGCAAGATTCATTCCTTCTTCTTGCGTCATATAGACAGGCTCAGATTTTAAAAACTTCTTTAAATACTCGGTCATTACAGTTTCCTCAGTTTTACGTCAGTGACAAATAGTGTTCAATGTTTGTAGTTGCATCTATCCAGTTATAATAAACGCAAACTTTATACCCCTGTTCTGTCAGGGAAGTATGCCATTTCCTTTGTTCCGGCTTAATTGCACTAGGGGTATTTTCTAAACCTGGCTTTTTCATTTCGATAAAAAACCCGTGATACAAAGAATTTCCTACGGGTAGAAACAAGTCAGGCACTCCCTTCTTTGCGCCCTCTGCTTTCATCTTTGCTGCGACAACCTTATGCCGTTCCCCGCCGTTTGGAACTGCAAACAGCAGTTTGTATCGCGGATCGGTTTGAGCCTTCTTTGCTGCCCAGCAAAAGATTGCACATTGATGACCATGCTCTGTATTGCACTTGGCAAGTTGTTCAGGACTCATATCTTGGGCATCCCATCCTAAGTAAGTAATTGCTTAAAGATTTGTTAGTGATACTGTTACGCTGTATATCTGCTAAGTATCGACCAAACGCATCCGATTTAGATGTTGTTATTTTTAAATACCATTCTTCAGTTGCCCTGTCTTTAGTATCTTTTAACCATTGTCTAGTCATATCACGCCAAGCCAAACCATCTTCTTTTGACGCACCCCTTAATTCAGGGGTGTTAACCCAAAGCAGTCGAATTCGCTGGCTAGTAGTTATTTTAAAGCCCACATCGATTATCAAGTCGATTGTGTCTCCGTCATAAGCACCCTGTGGGTACTTTGACTCATCTAATTTTGCATAGTATTGGTACGGCAAAGTGTCCTCCGAGAAAGGGTAATACAAGCTGACGAACGGGTGGCGAAAGGGTCAAGCTAGTTTGGATAGATCGAATCGAGGTAAGCCTGAGTCTCTGCTTGATCTCGACCGTAGTTCACAAACGGTTCGGCTCGCTCAAAGTTCGACGCAATGTCGGCAAGAAGTAAATGACCCGATTTACAGTTCTTGTAAATGTGATCGTAAAGTTTTGCATCACCATTTGTTACCTTCTCAATGTGTCGGACTGTCGGTCTGATCCAAACACGTTCTGTCCACATACGCATCACTTTCTCGGACTTGTTTGTACCTTCGTTGATGTTGACCGTTCGCTCAGTCACTTCCTGAAACCAACCAGGAACAGGGTTGTAGCCCATATTGACCGCCAAATGTGGATGTTCTTCTGAGCCTTCCTGAAACGGACTCGCCTTCTCCACAGCAATGCCATCGATAATTCCCTGGTCCCTGTTGTTGCAACCAATTACCTCACTGGTAATCCCGTTGTTTAAATTCGTTGTCACTGTCATCCAATTGCAATACTTGCAGATAAATGAATTGACATAGCCGATACGCTCGAAGTGCATACTCATGGATAATTTCCTGTAAGGAGTTTTGAGAAAGGCTGAAGTATAGCATAACGCCGATAACGTAAAAGCCCTCAGATTTCTGGGGTGGTATTTTTTGAAACCTATATGAAAAAGCCTCAAAATCTCAGCGGTGTATTTTGGTGGGGTATCAATAAAATGCGAAGCGCAACCTCCCCTAGGGGGGTATGTATCAACCGATAGTCTTGAAATCACCTATAGTCATCGAAAATTTTTGGCTATTTTTACCCTGTTTTCGTTGATAAAATCAATTAAAACCGCAGTCGACCGCAGCAAACCAGGCGAGATT